ATGTTTTAATGTCTGCTCCTGAAAATGCTTCTTTCAAAGCATTTCCTATAGAGCTTAACGCGTTCTTAAGAGCATCAACATATGGAGAAAGGTAATCCACAGCCGTTTGAAAAGCTGATGATACTGTCGCCAGAGCATTTTTAAGACCATCGAACAAGGTAATTAAAGGACTTACTCGATCACCTATACGCTGAAACACTGCGTTTACAGCATCGCCTTCGCTTGAGTTAAATCCGGAGAATACGCTAATCAAATAACTAGCAAAAGCTTGAATAAGATTTATTGGAGTTTGAAGAATGATACTTAAACCATCAAAGAATTTTGCAAGTTTATCGCCATCTTTAAGTGCTGTTGCAATACCAGTTAAGAAATTTCCGATGTTAGCTGTTATTGTTAAAAATCCCCCGGAGCTTTTTGCTACTGCTCCACCAAGATCAAACAGAACACCAATAACGCCCTTGATAACGCTACCAATAATAGAGAATATCGCAAAAACCCCACGGAACGTATCACGAAGTTTATCGGCTGTATCTGACCCAATTTTAAGCTTCTCGGCAAATTCTTTGAATTTAACCGTCAAATCATAGAGTTGCTTTCCCGTGGTTGCCGGGAACATATCCCTAAATGCCTGACCAATTGGTTTCAGTATAGAACTGAGACCTTCAAAAGCTTTCCGAAGACCATCAATAAGCGTGTCTCGACCGCCAAGTTCTTTCCAGTCAGCCAACAATTTATTACGCTTATCTGACATATCATTCAGCATACCGCCAATGACATTATTTATGCCAGTCCAAAGTTTTTTGGCTTCCTCGAAGTTGCCAAATATAAGCTCAAATGTCTGCGCCCAGCCAGAACCGACAGTCTCCTTAAGAGTGTCCATCATCATTGAGAATGTTTTAACATCCTGAGCGGCTGCCGTTGCTCGTTTTCCAATATCTGTTGTCTCGTCGGAGTATCGCTCTAAAGTTGAAGTCAAAGCATCTGCTGTTAACCATTCTTCAGCAAGACTGGCATTGAAATTCTTTGTAGCATTTAAAGCTACTGATGGATTACCAACAACTCTATACATTCCATCGACACCTTTTTCAAGAGTGCCTGCGGAAACAGCGCTATCAATAAGCTGTTGCTTAAACTCCTTAGTGGCCATATTAGCCAACTCAATAGACTTCCAGTCCTGAAGCCTCACTACACCACTCGAGAGCGCCTGTGAGAAGTTATACATTGCTCTTGACGCTTCGTTTGAGTTAGCCCCAGACAATGCTGCTGCGTTCGCAATACCTTTAATCGAAGCGACAGCCAAGTCCAGATCTACACCAGCATTCGTAAATTTACCAATGTTAGTGGTCATATCAGCAAAGTTGTAAATTGTTTTGTCAGAATATTCGTTTAACTCTTGTAGTTTTGCATTTACAACTTCGAGACTTTTTCCAGACCCAGCCATAATGGTCTGAATAGATCCCATTTTGAGCTCATACTCATCAAAACCTTGTTTGATTGGCTGAATAGTAAGAGACTTAACAACTTGGGAACCAACAGCCATAGCTTTTTGAGCGATCTGAGTCAATGCTGTTATTGCAATGGTGGTCATTGCTATAAATTTAGCATTGATCTTGGTTATACCGCCTTCGAGAGATCCAAAATTAGTTTTATCGGCCGCCGCCTGGACATCACTAAGACCTTTTGTGGCTCCGGGCAGTTGTAGAGCGGCTTTAAGTCGATCAAGAGTGCTAATTGTTTTTCCAGCGCCTTGTTCGAACTGAGCATTATCGAATTTCATAGTAACAATTCGACTGTCAACAGTACTCATGCTGCGGTCACCTCCTTCCAGACTGTTGCGGCAATACGATCAAAAACGGGTTGTAGAGCTGGATTTATATAATCGCGACCAGCGACATAACCGCCGGTTCCTGTTCCATGACCTACTTGAATCAGTACAGCAATTGGGATACCGTCAATAACGTTTGTATTATTCCAAATAATAGCATAAGATGTTGCTGTTTTTTCAATCTCATATGTCCACGATGCAGCCGTCATCCCGGAGTCCTGCGGAGTTGCCGCCATTAAAGCTTGAACACCTTCTTCTCCGTATTGATTAAGACAAGCAAATATCGATTGCTCGGTCATTCTTTTTAAAAATTTTTCGGTGTTCTGAAAATTCCCTGTGGATGAAATTGTTAGCATGAAACCTCCTACTCTATTTCTAATGCATAATACTGACCCTTATAGACCGGAACCAAACGAGTTCTAGGCAACATCTGAAATACACCATCGATGTGGGTTTTGGTAATATCTCCGTAACCAGGAATAAATGATGCAAACCCTGTTACATTATCCGACTGAATTAATTTTGGATCAAAGTTTTTAACCATACGTGTTAGCATGTCTAAAGGCGGAAGTGTTGCATCGAATTGTTTGGAAGAAACTTCACATGCTTCGATATAAAAGTCCCATTCCACTTCATCCGAAACGCTTGCCGAAATAAGAGAGTCTGAATTATCCACTTCGTTAATCTCGGCTGGCTGAATTACAAATTCTCTATTTTCAACACCATAAAGAAAATCTTCAATAAGAACTAAGACAGTATCATCTATATATCTACTATCGATGATAATATGCGAGGTTGGATGAAAATCTGGTATAAATGAAGGAGTTCCGGATAGCTTCCAACCAAAAGTCGTTGGACTTACATTGGAAGAAATGGTAGAATATGATACATCTTGGGGTTCTGCCACTAAATTATACAGAATATGAATCTGGTATCCAAACTCCGTTCCTTCTACATCATTTCCAACCAGAGTTTTATAAGATAAGCAGAAAGTATTCGAAGTCTGACCAGTGATGATCATTCCTGAATTCTCAATAAAGTCAATTCCTTGATATGCAAGAAATTCATCCGGAAATGTAAAAGCTGTTAGTGTTGCCTGAAAATCACTTTTAGAATGTCGCGTTGCAACTTTCACACCATCAAGATGTGTTGTTGTGGTGTCTTCGTTTGCTGTTTCATCAAGCGAAATTAACCCATTCCAGGAAACCCCTTTGTTTTCTTCTCCATACAAAACGCCTTGATTAATACCAGCGTTGAACAGATGTTTTGTGGTTTCATCCCAGGAGATTAAAGCCATAAGAGTCCTCCTTATCAAATATAGAAACCAAGACTAAGCTTCGTATGCTACAGTAGCGTCAATCATAAGGTAAGAATAGTCGGGTTTATCATCGGCAACTAATTCAGAAACATCACCACTACCTTTTAAGTAACGAAAGTACATATGTTGACTTCCACCACTTACAGTAGTAATTCCTCCTGAAGTCAAATGTTTTGCCTGAGAAATGGAATACCAACTTAAACCACACCGTCCAATATGCATTAACCCAACCGGCGTTGCGTTTGCTACCGGTAAAGTGCATTTGATAAGCATACCAGTTTCAGCTAATGATAGAGGGTCGGACGATTGTCCATTGGTAAGATAAAATCGAACGTAAAGATTTATACGTCCGTTTTGATTTATATAACCAGCTCGAGTGTACGATTGCCAGTCAAGAAACGGTATGTCGGTGTTGTTTTCGTATTTAGGAACTGGGTCCCAGTCCATCCAACTTTTATTTTCATTAGGCGGAACATAAGTATCATTTAAAATATCTATCCAAGTACCAAAACCCCAAGGATTAACAACCCAGAGCTGATGCGTTTTCGTTGATATATTATAGATAACTCGGCCAGCCCAAATTTCTTCTGGTGATAAAGAATCGATAACAGCTTGCGTCATTGGAACAATTTTGTTTTTAAACTCTTCGTGTTCACTAATTCGAGATCTGACAATTTCTGGTAAAGTATAAGAGTCGTCCCAGGGTGGTTTTGGTGGAGGCGGGGTATATTCTTGATCTAGAGACAGAACCCATTGATTCAAATCCTCATGCCATATTTCGATAGCTTTTTTAGTCAAATTATAGATAGCTCTACCAGGCCACCGATCCGCAGCCTTTAAATTATCTCTTTCGCTTTTCGTCATCGGTTTTATGGTGGAATTTAACTCATAGCTTTTAGAAAGTTGTTCTCTAATTT